GAATGAGTTATTGGCAGGTGGTGCTGATGAACGTGTTGGCACTAACCCAGGTCCAGTTAAAGGGATAACCGGCGCGGTACTGGGTCTGATTGTTTTGTTTACGCACTCCGTAAATCTGGACACTGTTTTCCTGCCCGCCGATAAGGGCTGTACCAGAACAAACAGGTTGCTGTTTCTCAATAACGCCAGCGCAACCGGAGAGCAAAACCGCCACCGCCAGGCAAAGAATCATGTTTTTCATAGTGGTTATATCCCAGGGCATTCACAAGGTTACACAATAACAATGTGAATCAATGGGATATAATTGATTTGGTAGATCAATTATCCAAAATTGATCGTTGAAAACGATCAATCATAGTTGGCGCAGTTAATGGCCATGATGACGTTTCTCATGTTTGAGTACGCGACGTTTTGCAGACTCCCGGTTGGGGTTGTCTGAGGTCTGGCAAATATCCGCGTATTGCTCCCCTCAAGTTTCGCCATGCTCTTGTATATTGCCGAATAAGGCTGCGGCTGACCGCCCGCTGAAATAACCCCTGTAATCAGGCCGAGCATAACAGGCATGCAGGCCCACTTCCCCACCCTGGTTGTGTTGATGTTGTAGCCTGAGCTAGCATCCACTCCGGCAGTGCCTATGGTAACGACATCGCCGAGCGTGCGCGTCTCGTGGGTTAAAATCAGGGTCCCCGATGCATCCCACACGGCCATCCCGTAATCTGGCTTTGTCTGGGGGAAAATAGAGAAAAAATAAACGTACGCTGTGCCGGTTGCATTAGGTCTGAGAAAATCAATCGTGATGGTGTTTCCGCTTACCGTCTGAGTGATTTCCACCTCAACCGTGCAATGAACGAAGGCCACAACGGGCTGACCTGAGGGAAAAGTGTGCGTCACCCTGGTATTGAAACCCGATGTTCCCTGCAGTGCCGCTGTCTTTCGCGCCTGTAATGCAATTGGCGAGCTGTTGGCGGTAACCCATACCTCACCGCTCGTCGTCGTCAGTAAACCGCCGTACTGCGCCATTCATGCCCTCTCGATCTGGAAAATGAGAAAAGCTGCAACAGCGGGTTCAGTCCCTGCTGAGTAATCGGTATCCCCCACAGAGGAAACTGTTGCAGTACCGCCGGAGATGGTGATCTTCCTTCTTCCAGTTCCCCACTTATCATCGTTCATGACCTGAAAGTAGGTCAGTTTGCAACCCGGAGGAAGGGTAACGGAATAAGAGCCTGTTTTCTGGTTAACGGCCAGTTGCAGATAGCCGCAAACGCTGACTGGCTTAATTCCATAGTTGTTAACCTTGCCTGATGCGTCCCATGTTTGAACACCGTATTCCGCCATCATATCTCCTGAAAAAAAAGAGGCCCGCAAGAGGCCTCCCGTCACCATGTACCAGTGATTCTCCCAATCTGCACCCTCAACACATTATTGGAGTCCCGTACACTGATTGTCTGGTTGGTCTGTTTCATGGCCCCCTCGCCAGCTGTCGAACCGTAGTTCTCAAGCGTGCCCGTTCTAAAGTTTATGGACAGGCCAGCCTGGTTCTGAACGTAGTTAACCGAGCTGATTGTTTCAGCCAGTTTCGCTCGCGTGATAGTGGCATCGCCTATTACCGTATCTCTGATAATTACCTGCCCGTTCTGGATAATGAACGGAAGCGTAACGGTCGCTCCGGCCTGGTGAGTAACAGCGAAGCGGTCAGCCAGGAAGATAACCTGCGACTGCATGCCGGATGGCGTATTCTCCACGCCGATACCCATCCCCGCGGCGTAATACTGCCCGTTGCTTGAGACGCCAACTTTGATGTTGTACATCGCGCTGAGGTCGCCGTTTACGTTCGCTATGGCCTGAGCGTTGGTGGTGATGGCTGAGGTATGCCCGTTCACCGTCGCCGTGATGCTGTTTACCTGCGTGGCCATAGCCTGCTGGTAATCGGAGAACGTCTGATTGAGGCTGTTGATGGATGCTTTGTTGCCGTTAACGTCCGTCTGCAGGCTCAGCAGCGAGCGCGCCGTTGCTTCCTTCTCGTTAACGATAACCTCGTCAATACGGTCCAGCTGAGCGCTGTTACCGGCGACCGAAGCCGACAACGATTTACGCGTGGCCACCTGCGCCAGCCCGTTCTGGATAATGGCGATGGCTGAGTTCTTCACTCCACCCGTCATGCCGTCCATGGATACGCTGATGCTGTCGATTCGCTGGCCCAGGGCGGTATCAGCCGTCGCAACGGTCTGCTCAAGCTGACTGAGTGAAGACGAAACATTCCCGACCGTGCTGGAAAGCTCATTAACGCTGGTCTGTACCTTCCCGACGTCCTGGGCATTTTTGGCGATATCCTTCGCCTGCAGCTCCAGTTCGTCATTAGCCTGTTTGATGTCATTAACCATGCCAGTAATTTTTTCATTGCTGTCGACGGCATTCTCAACCACATCCTTCAGTAGACCTGTTTCCTCCATCTCCTTGAGAATGGAATCGGTGATATCAGATACGTCCGTGCTCGACTGGCCAAATACCCACTCGGTCCAGACACTCTGATTGCCGAGGCGATCAACGAGCCTTGCCCGGTACCAGAACGATTTTCCGGCGAGCAGCCCCATTTGCTGGTAGGACGATGAGGGATAAGGCACGTCTGCCAGCAGTAACGGAGAATCACCGTTCGCCGTGGCGCTGTAGTGGATTTCTGTCTTTTGCGTGTCCTGCGCCCCGGATGGAAATCCCCAGGAAATGCCGATCCCGAACACCAACGGCTGCGTGGCGAGATTCACGGGCATAGGTGGTTTTCCGACCTTACCCGTAAGCTCCGTCTCAGCTGACGTTGCCCAGAGGGATGCGATATCGAGCGCGTTAACCGCGCGGATTCGGACCACGTAGCGCCCGGCATAAATCCCGTCGACCTCAAAGCGCGTGTTGCCGGTGCGCGGAACGTTAATCCAGTCACCGTTGTTCTGACGCCACAGCGCCTCATAGGCAACGGCATTTTTCACGGTATCCCACGTAACAACCATCGTGGTGATGCCTATCCCCTGTTCAACACGGTACAAGCTGGAGAGAGTGATATTTTCCGGCATCCCCTGTCCGCGCGGCGGCACAACGCTGACGGGCCTGTCTTCAATCACCGCGCCGTCATCAACGCGCGGAAACTTGTTCGGATTGTAAGGCAGGCCGTTAATGGTGACCGTGTTATCGGAATTAACCATAAGCCGCTTAACGCGGAACAGCTGAATGGCTAAATCAGACTGGTCAAGCACCCACGCTGATTCAGCATTTGGGGTTACGCTGTACGCTGTCTCAACGGTCACGGCGCGTCCGGAGATGCTTTTCACCTTCCTGCCTTCGGATTTGCCAGTGGGCAGGTTAACGATAAGCGTGTCCCCCGCTTTAGCAGTCGTAATACGGTCAAGCGTGACCTTCGTTCCGGAGGCTGCAGCTACGCGACCGCCGTTCTCGCGACCGGCCAGCGGGGCGTTACTGATGCCGACCACCTTGCCTATACGCGGGATGCGCCCTTCCATCCCTGTTTTAAACTCCACGCCATTGTCATCGCGGTTGGTTTCAATGGCGTAAAGCCCGTGCCGCTGCGCTTCTGATTCCCGCGTACACCCGATACGGGACAGCTCTATGGTGTTAAAGCCGAACCGGTTAGAGACTTCCGGCACCCAGGCGCTGGCCTGATCGTCCTGATAGCCGTTGGCCGGGTTGCTGTAGGTGACGATTGCTGACGAGTAGTTCGTCTTTTCCGATGTGCTGGAGAAGTTAAACGCGCCCACGATATTCGACTTGTTGAACACAAAATCGGGGTCCAGCTCGCGGGGCATATCGGCGTCAACGGACAGAAGATTGTTGGACCAGCTGATCATCCCCCGGAAGATGTTCGCTAAATCCATCAGCACAGTCCATGCATCGGTACGCTGGGAAATGTACAAATCGCAGAGGTACCGCGCCTCTTTCCCGCCTGCACCGTCCGAAACCTGCGCATCGCAGTACTGTGCAATCTGGTACAGGGTCCATTTATCGACTAAATCTGCGGTGATCCGTTTTCCCAGACCGTATCGTTTGTTCAGCACCAGATCGTAAAAAATCCAGGCGGGGTTGTTTGTCCAGGCCCACTTAAAGATTCCGTCCCAGGTTCCACTGTAGGTGCGGGTAACAGGATCGTAGTTCTCCGGTACGCGAACAATTATCCCCTTCATTTCCACGGTGACGTTTGGCGTTCTGCCGTCAAACAGCTTCGAATCAAACTGGATGAACAGCAGCGACGTGTGCGGATAGCGCAGCTTGGCATCGACAATATCGGTCATTGATTCAATGCGCGAAGTATCCGCATGCCGACCATCAGTGGTATTTTCCGTCAGGCGCCGGACGCGGATTTGCCAGCCGGATGTCGCTGCCGGCAGGTCAATTCGATAGCTCCGCTCATAGCCGGCTGCGGCAATGCCGTCCGCCTCATCCGTGCCGTATTCAACGTAGGAACCGCCATCGGTTGAAATATCAATAGCGAACGCTATCCGGTAGCCATCCTTCCCGCCGCTGTCGCGCAGTTTATAAACGCCGTTAGGAAATTTAAGCCGCAGGCGTACTGCAGAAAGCTGGGTGTTGTTAATGGATTTAACCCACGGCGTCCCGTATTTCAGCTCCGTGCCAACGCTGATTTCATTCTCTACTGCCGGGAAGCCAGCAATATAATCCTGATCCACCGTGCCGCTGCGCCACTCCCACGTCACGCCAGGGAAGTTTTCGTTGCCAGCATCATCAAGCAGTGGCGTGCCATCGAGATAAATATCTTTTCCGGTAAAGTCTCCTGCAGCTTCCCCCTCGGTCAGCGCCAGCAGAATTTTCATGTACGCTACGGAGGCGATCTCGGTACCGCGATTGCCGCCTTTATCACCGCCGCCACCGCCCCCTTTCGAACCCCTGATTACTGCCATATGCAAACTCCGGGCAAAAAAATCCCGCCTGAGCGGGAGAATTAAACATGTTGCGAGATAAGCGTTATTGCTGTTCTTCTGCGTAGATGCCGCCGCTGATAA